CAGCCATTTAAGAGTTCCTTAAGTATCTTCTATATCCAGAGCTAGTTCGTGTAGTACTGTTCAAACTGCCCTTAACACCAGAGCCAGCAGGCTTAGATAAAGTTAATTGCGTACTTTGACTATTCATAGGCACACCAGTTTTAGTAGTACCAGCTTGGTAAATCCCACTAGCAATAGATTGAGCAGCGCCAAGATAACCAGCAGTCAAAGCATTGCGTCCACGTTGACGCTCTGCCCCAGCCATAGCCGCTACACTCTGCGCTCTCATATTGGTATCAGACGCCAGCCTACTAATATCTGTACTGTAGATTTCTTCCTGCCGTTCCATGAATGCGCGTACACTTCTGTCACTTACATCCCTGCCAGTAAAAGCAAAGAAGGCATCGTTAGCTGATACTGACATTGCATAGTCTTGAGCCATAGCCGTTGCGTTCTGAGTTGCCTCAATACGACCTAGCTCCATGTCTCTTTCCATCTGCGCTGCATTTGCATTTGCAGCAGCTTTTTCAGCCTTACCAGCTTTAGCAGAACTGTATGCAGATATAGCTGTACTTGCTGTAATCGCTGCCGCTACATAACTCATGCTATTGCCTCCGCAAATTCAGACTCAAAGAACTTTATATCACTGCCGCTATGATCTAGCTTATCTACAAACATATCTTCCAACACATCTAAGTCTGTTTCTTCTGTTGCAAATACATTCTGCACTATGGCGTCCTCAATTATAAACGCTGCCTTGCGCCCAACATCAGCTAAGAAGGTACAAGGCGCTTTAACCCTACTAACCTTACCGCCATTGTGAACCAGCATTTCGCCCTGAAGCATAATCGTTATATGCTTTTCTTTATGAGCATGACCAAGAACCAATGTACCTGCTGGCAAGAACACCTCACGGATATAAACACCAGAACCAAAGTGATGCTTAACAGGACAGTGTACCTGCTCAACCTCAAGCATTTCGCACTCAAGAGAATCAAAGTCTGTGTGTAATGATAAGTCTTTCAAAACACTAACTCCGCTATTAAGCCATTAACCTGTAAAGGTAACGGCGCTGACTGACTAATAGTTATCTGTGGTGTTCGGCTATAGCCCATCAATCTAAACTCTTTGCGTCCAGTAAACGCAGCCTGCTCATTAGACATATCATCTGTAACTTGACGAATAACTAAGTTAGCCCCATTAACACTGATTGATAACGTAGAGTTAAGATCAACCACTACACTAGCAAGACTTCTAATCTTACCACTTACAGGGCCACCTTGCGTGTTGGTATCTATTGGATTGGTCTTAAGGGTAACGTCAAACTTATACCCAATCTCTGCGGTGTTTAATCCCTCTACAGCACTGACATTAACAACGCCACCAGCAACAGTAAACTCACCGATATAGTTATTACCGCTAACAACATTAACAACAGCACCGTTTTCAAAGTCTGCTGAAACAGTGAAGATTCCATTGTTACTGCTTGTTGCCGTATAGGTCTTATCCATGTCCATGTTTGAATCAGCTTTAAACTCACAGAGTACGTACCTCGTTGTATCGTTCCCCATTGGGAAGGCCACGTTAGCAAACACCCTGTCATCTATAGTAACCGTAGAATGAAACAGTCCTTGGCTGGTAAACTCAGCCCAGCCAGCACGTTGCTCTGCCCTGTTGGAATTAAACACAGCCATCTTGCCAGATGCGTTTCTAACAAAGACATAACTCTCAGAGCGATCTACAGCCCCGTAGAACGTGTTCATCTCTACAGGCGTGTCTATTAGATGAGAGGACAGAGAGGACACAGGGACAGCGGTGTAGGCTTCCTCTGTGTCTGTAAACAAATACTCACGAACAATAGAACCACCAGCTTGCACAAAGATAGTAGCACCATCTAAAACCTGTGGGCGAATAGAGTCGCTGCCAAACGGTGTCTGCCTTCTAACCTGTGCATTGGTTGGTGTAATGGGTTTGTCTTGAAAAGCAGGTACATACATTTCAGAAGAAGCAGTGAAGACCTGTAAGTCTCTGTTGGAAACCAAGTGCCTAATCTGCTGAACCTCACCAATGCTTGCGGTCAGGTGTATTGAGTCACTGTCGTTAGCATCGCCAGTATCAAAGTTATAATAGGATGCAGACTTACTCATCCAGATAGTATCTGGCTGCGCTATGGTTCCAGCAAAACAAAGTCTGTTCTGATGAAAGGTGATGGCAGATGGAAAGCCTCTAAGATCAGAGTATGATTGCTCTGCCCAATCTGTAGTGGGAGCCGCAGACGTTACCTTGGGAGAACCGCCGCCATCTATAGAAGCGTTAGCAGAACCACCCGCAGTAAAGGTATAGTGGTTATCATCTATGATGCCTGTAATAGTTCTAGCACCGTTAAGATTGCTAGTAGAAATATTACCCACAGCAGCACATTCGGATAGCGTGACAGAATCTCCAACCCTCATACCATGATTGACATGCGTTACTTCTACAGTTGCCGACCCACTAATTGTTTTAAGAGCGTTGGCTTTAAGCTGCACAAACAAACTATCCAACACAGTACCAGTAGCCTGAGTACCAGATTGCACAGAAGTAATAAGTATTTCTGAATTATGATAAAGTAAAGTTACCCCAACATGCTTTGAATTTGCATAGTTACCACCAGCCTGATCGCCTGTAGTATCAAAGTAAGGCACAGCAGCTTTATCAGTAACACCAGCCTTTACTGTACCAGCAGGATCACCAGCAGAAGCAATCTGTGTAATAGTCTTAAAGAACTTAGTGCCTGTAGCAACACCAGCATTTGCGCCAGTAATAGCCTCGGTCTGAGCATCGCCATCTACATTCGTACCAGTAACAGTAAACGCAAAGCCACTGTCATTACCGCCAGATGTAATAGTAACCAGCCTACCGTAAACAAATGTAACTGATCCACTAGATGCCAGCGCACCACCAAGAACTAGGTTAGCCTCATTAGCTACCTGCGCTGATACAGAAATGCCATCATCGTCTGCCTCTGCGCTAAACTCGCCAATGGTTAGCGTAATGCTACTGCTAGTTCCGCTAGGTGTCAGGGAGACACCCAAGTTATGAAAGTTATAGTAAGGCTGATAAATACGTTCTTTGTCAGACCGAGTATCAAACGTGAATGTTTCTACTTGGAATGCAGTAAGGCTAGTCCTTACAATCTGCCTTGGCATAAACAACGGGTGACAAACAAACAGTACATCGCCCGACTGAGCAAACGTATATTCATGTAGGTAAACATCAGAGAAGGGCAGGGCAGCACCATCAACATCGGCAGTGACCGTAGCCGTTAAGGTAACTGCGCCAGTAGACGGGTTAATAATAAACACCCTAATCTTGGCGTTCTCCATAGAAACTATGTATTGCTCATCATCCGAAAAGATAAACGGCATTAACCTAGCTTGCTGAGTCTTGGCTGCATTGTAGGTTATGTCGGTATATTTGTATAAGTTCTGTAAGCCAGCACGTTTAATCACCCCACCCTCGGAGCGAATAAACATATTCTCAACTCTCTGAGCAGACGCAGTATAAACAGCGGTATCGGTTCGGGATGATAGCGATGGACTAACTTCACCGAATTGAAAGTTAGTTATCGGAACCTGTACCTTCTGCATTAGCTGCGCCTATTACTAATAAATCTTGATGTGTCCAGCTTACGAGTTGTTTGTGACTGTGAATCAAGACCTCTGGCCTTTGCCATAAGCATTGCGCCCTTCTGATCCATAAGCTGAGAAAGGCTACCATCACGCGCTAGTGAGATAGCAAACACAGACGCAAGCTGAAACTGGACAGCCATTGTAAAGTAAGAGGGCCAGTATTCTTCTGTAACTCTGTATGTGTAGTCTGCAATAACTACATCAGAAGCATCGGCATCGCAGAATAGATTGTCACTGTAGGTTTGAAACTCAATGTTAAAACCATTTACAGTAAGCGCATGAATCATAAGTGAATTGTTTGGCATTTGATATGCGGCTTCATATCTGCCAGTAGGTGCATCGCTTAGTCGGTTCAATACAAGTTGATCCGTTGCAAAACGCCACCGAGTATTAACTAAAGCTGATTGGGCCACATCCTCATACATATTAGAAGCAACCAGTGCTTCATTGTTTCCATCATCAAATGACGTAATAGGTTCGGCACCAATTAGAATTAGTGCGCGGCTACAAATGTCAATTGGACTGTCGGATGCTGTGCTTGCC